AATGTAAAGGTACATACACTAAAGAATCTCCTATCTCGCCAACGCCTTTTAGCGCCATTATAACGAGATTAGGAGATTCGATTACAGCAGATCAATGAGNNGGGCTTCTTGCGTAAATCTGACTAAGAGACAAGGCGGGGCGCACGTTTCACCGTGAGTCTATCGCCCTAACTACCTGCATACAAAAAGGTTATCTCATGTCTACTATGAATCTAGTATAACATAAAATAACCAATTTGTCAAACTACTGTTTTATTTTGATCAAACGTTTGTTTATAATTAAACGTTTGTTTATACTAATCTATCTAACTATTAAAATGTTATTTCCTAGGAAATACTATTCATATTTTACGCCAATCTTTTTTATAGTGTTTAGGATAAGTAGAATTAACAAACTCATTTACAAAATTCTCATTAACTTGATCAAACGTTTGTTTAACCTGTATTCCTTCATCAAACGTTTGTTTAAAACGATAGATAACCGCCGTCATTCTGATCAACAAAAATCCCGCAAACACAATGGACATAGATTGTAACACAATTACAGCAATAATAATTTGAATTAAATCTGAACTAATAATCAATTTCATCCAACTCCTTAAATAAACGTTTGTTTAAACACATTTTCAGAATCATTATATAGAGCTTGAAGGAATTTAATTCCTGTCAAAATAAGGTCATCATATCTTCCTATATAATTTACAATTACAGCTTCTTCTAAAGTGTCTGTTATAATTCTCACAAACAAAGAAACCTTATTAGTTGTTAAAGGATGAGATTCAATTTGTTTATAAATCGTTCCTATATCATGCTTGATTTTTAAATGATCTCGTCTTGCAGGTATATGTTTTAATTCATCTTCAATTGACCAGACTGATTCATTTAAAGACTTCATTTTTTCACCTCAACAATTTCAGTCTCAATATCCTGCCACATTTTAAGAACTTTCTGTGTCATTTCAGCATCAAGCATTCTTTCCATTTTATAAGCCATTTCCAAATCATCAGTCCAGTAAACCCATTCAAGACCAAAATCAAATAAATATTTACCTTCATTATTCTTTAAAATATACATTATTCTTTAACCTCCAACAATTCGTCTATAACCATTTGTCCTACAGCCACGCCGTCAACTTCTCCCCAGTCAACAGGGTCAACATCAATATGAAATTCTGTTACAGTCCAACCTTGAACCTTTGGCTTATAGGTAAGAAGGAGACGGGAAAGACCTGCCTTCCCATACACCATAATTACCTTATTTTCAGTCTTGTTTCCTTTTTTCTGAACGATACTTACTTTGTAATTCTGTGAAGTTTTTTGCATAATTAGTTTCACCTTCTTTAGCAAATTGGCACTCAATTATTTCTTCTATAGTCATTCCTATAATATAACCAATTTCATTTAAATCAACTTCATTGTATCTGATAGTTGTATACTCACCAAAGCCATCCTTTGTTACAATAACCATCCAGTAAGAGTCACTAAATTGTGTCATAGTGAATTCCCCTTGTTAAATCATCATGTTTATTTTCTTCTGTGACGGGAAATTCTTCATCCCTTATCACTATTGATCTTTTATTTATGACAGGTTTTAAACCCATTTTCAACAAATGTCTACAAATTTCCTGAGCTTGTTGCACGTTATCGAATTGATAACATTTTTCTATGAATTGATCATTCATTCTACCGTAAATTTTGTCAATATCTAGTTTGTTTATTTCTTCTGCAAACAGATTATGACTAACATGACTTACATACATTTCACCAATAGTAATAAAAATAGTTGTACTTTTAACGTTTTCAATCATAATAGTTCACCCTTTATTTTGTATTCGTTATTGAACTTTTTTTCGCTCATAATTGATATCTTATTATCACTAGACACAAGAACCATAGCACCATAAGGACAGACAAATGGTCTACCATCTTTAAGTATGATAATAAGATCAGCCGAGCCATTGACCTGGACGTCTTTAGCACATGTCATGACATGTCTTTTTATTTCATCTAGGTTGTTTAAGTTCCACTTTACAGCTTCATATGTTATGTTATGGTAGTATTTATGCATATCTCCATAAGTCCTCCTTCAACGTGTACGGCGCTTCTACAAGAACGATTCCACCTTTTACATGTCTAGGTGCTAATCTAGTTCCAGTATAACCGATTTTAAATTCTTCAAAAGGAACAATATTTCTTAAAGTTTCAGGCATTCCTGCGCACGCTACTTTTCTTTTTCTGGTTGTGGCTTCTTCTTCACCACACGGTTTTATTATTTCTTCACCGTCTTTAATGATCTTTTTAGCGTACAGATTTAAGAAATATGCTTTACTTCTCACATATTTACCTGTTTCAAATGTAGCTTCGTGATCCCAGTACCCCAGTTTTTTACTATCAATCTTATCAGCTATTTCAGGTATATCCTCATTACCTGCAACATGCACACTGTCAGTGTCTGCGTATATAAATCTATCATAGCACGATTGACCTGTACGAACTGTCATACATCTACCATAAGCTGTTATAAAAGAACCCATAGCCGTATATACAGGGTCTGACAATTCTCTAGGCTTCATCTTAAATCCTAAAGAACCATCTTCTTTTAATTCTGGATATTTACCTGTCACGTCTGGATTTGTTGCGAATTTACCGTATAGATTGTTTAACATTAGTTTAGCCAGTTCTCGTATAGCACCTTCGCTATTCATTTTAATGTTCATCCATTTATCAATGAAGGTTTTAAATAACCCTCTCACACCCTTAAATTTATAACCACCTAGATATTCAACACAATTTAATTTGTAGTTTTCTAGGAATAGTTCTAACTCAACGCTTGTCAATGTTAGCTTGACCTCATATCCTCTTGATGATGTGAGATATTCACTGCCTTTAAATTTCAACGGTTCGTTTTTAACTTGAATCATAGGAATTTTTCCCTCTTTTAATTCAAAGATGCATGACAGTTGTTGTATGTATAGAGGGTATTTGTCATCTTGTTCATACTTTCCTTTAAATCTTACAGGCACTCCGTACGGTAAAAGCTCATTATACATAATAGCAGGGTACATAGAATTTACGTCATACACTCTACCCTTGTTAATTACTACGTTAGCAAACTTAGGGTTAAGCCAAGTAAATCCACCTTTATATGAAAGCCTTATAAAATCATCTGTTAACATGTCGAGAACAGGAAATGTTTTTTCAAATTGTTTTTTACCATATATTGATTTGAAACCATTCAAACTATCCGAACCTATGGTCATTTTCTTTAACCCTTGTTCAAATTGAATTTTAAGGGCATCAGCAATTATTTTTATGTCGTTATAAATATATTTATATTCTTTTTCCGTTATTTTGTGCCCTACTGGTCTGTATGCGTCATAGTCTATATCACCTTTTAATTGGGGTAGATTAAAGGCTTTTGCTATGACTTTCACAGGATAAGGTAATTTCTTATAACTGTCGTATATGACAGTATGAATTTTTTTACCTGAATTAGTATAACCGTAACAAATGTCATATCTGTAAACGGCATTATCACGAGATACAACACCGTTAAATGTCATTGGTTCAGGCTTTCTTTTATCTGACCATTTGAATCCGTTTTGCAATAACCAGATAAGAATAAATTCACCATCAAAACGCAAGTTATGAAAGTAAAGATCAGCATTACATTTCGCAACCCATTCCATAAACTCTTCTAATGAATTACCTATTTTGTAATTACTGTCATTACCTATTTCCATGTAACCGTATGCCCAAACCCTACAGTCTAAAGGGTCAGTTGTTGTTTCAAAGTCACATGAATATTTTTTTCTCGCCATTTTATCTAACCCCTGTAATTCTTATCCTGTGTGCTAAAAAAATCTAGCTTTCCCTGTTCATATAGATCGACGTAGGACTCTAAAATTGCGACATTATCTTCTTCGGCTGTCATTAATTGTCCTTCACTGTCCCAGTTATTAAAAGAAAATTCATTAAAGGTATAATACATTTCCAAAAAGTGGTCTGCTCTTATTCTTCTCAATCTTTCAACTAAATCACGAGTAATTTCAGGGTCGGAAAAAGTTCCTTCTATTGATCTTATAAGATTGTCCTTAAAAGTTTCTTGTCTTTGATCAAAATTATATTCGTCTGAAAGTCTCATTAAATTTTCAACATATTTATATACATCTTCTGGATTCATGAACTTAGATGAATTGAAGTCAAAAGGTTCAATCGGTCTATAAATGTCCTTCACCCTAGCTTGAATCCTAGCTTGTTCTTGCGCTGTTTGCCCTGTTTTTATTCCTCGTTCTACTGTTTCTTTTGCATTTAATTTACTCATAACTTCGGATACTTTTTTATTGTATTTCTCTATCATATTTTCAATATTCTGAACATCTACTTCAGAAATTGTTAGACCATATTGGTTAGTTCTGAACTGAAAGTTTTTATTATCCCTTCTTGTAACTTCTTTCATGTCTTTTTTCCAGAAGTTAAAACTTTCTTTATCAGGAAATTCAGAGAAGTTAGGAATGTTAACTCTTTCAGTTAGATCAATACCGTGGTTTTTCTTTATCCTACCTAACTTAGATTTTACGTTTTTGACCAGACGTTTGTATTCGTCTTTGTCAGATTGCGTAAGATCATTGTTTCGATCTCTAGGCATGACATTTCACCGCCTTTAAACTCTACATAAAACCCGTTTTTTTCTACTTCTTTATAGAAGTGAAGGTCTATGAACATATCAAAGTTATACATAGTTTCATCTGCAAATCGCTTTAAAGACTTGTAAAACTTCTTTCTATTTTCTTCGTACTTTTCTAAAAATTTTGCTTGATACAACTTTCTTGAAAAAAAGAACACGACACCTTCACAAGATGCCGTGTATTCACTTTCCTTCAAGTTATGGTATACGCCGTCACGAGTTGCCGCCATACCATAACCCCCCCTTATTAGCCTACAATTTTAAGGACAACTTGCTTACCTGTTCCGTTCGGTGCAGGTTTCTTTTTAACTTGTACTTGGACAGGTACGTATCCTTCTTCGTGCGGATAACCGAACTTTTTAAAGAATTCATTCAACGTATGGTTAGCCGACTTAGATGACGTAACATAGATAAGACCTTGTTTGTCATCAAATAAGTATGAAATAACTCCAAATTCTCTGAATCCTGTATCTTCATTGATACGGTCGTACGGGTTAAAGATAACACGATCTACGTTAATTACAGTGTTTTCCGAATCGTTCATAGACTTAACGTCTTCACGGTCTGAATCTTCACCATCCATCAAGTTGAACAATTCGATTTTTTCAGCACGATCTTTTGTCTCGAATGAGAAGTATTGTTGATATTTTTTCTTACGTTGGAATTTACCGTTTTCGTCTTTATAAATAATGAAGTCGTCACCATCTTCTACAATTGTTTGTACTGGTAATTGTTCTACGTCTTCTTTGTTAACAAGTTCAGTTGTATTTTCTTTAGCCATTTTGGGTTTCCACCTTTTTAAGTTTTATAGTTTGTAATGATAGCTTAGCCGCCATAGTTAAGCTGTTTTTATTTTAAGATACCGTTAAGTTCTGTGGGTCAGACAGTTCAGACGGCTTGTTCTGTTTTCTCTGGTGCTTCAATCTTTTCGCCTAGTTCAGCGAATTTTGTTGTCTCCATACGGTAGTAATCTGTTGTAGGTTCTACCTTACTTACTGTAGCAGGTGAATCACCTTTACGAAGTTGGTTTAGTTTTTGTTGTGCTTTGTCGGCTGAAACATTTCCTTCTAGCACGATAGGTTCGATTGGTTCAGCGATCATAGTTCCGTCTTCGTTCATTTTAACAATGTGTGCTTCTACTTTCGTTTGAGTGATTTGTCTAGTAATGTACTTTGCCATTTTCTCTTTTCTCTCCTCTTAAAATCCTGTATTTTAGAGCTTCTCTCTTGCTCTATTAATAGAATACACTATTAAAAACAGAAAATCAACAAAAAAGTGCAAAAAACTGCAAAATTTTTTATTTTGACTAGTTATTTCCTATTATATAGGTGTCGAAAATTTCCCCGTATTGGTATAATTATCATATAGAATCGACAGGGGGTGACAAACGTTGGCATACACTCGTGAAGAACATGAACAATTGCTTGTTGAATTAACAAGTCCAGATTTAACAGAGGAACGAAAATTTGAAATCTTGCAAAACATCCGTGCTGATCATGGAGAAGTTGTCGACACAATTTCTAAAGCGAACCAAGAATTAGAGCATTTACGTAAGGATAATCTGGATTTAACGACAACGAATAGTAGACTATTCCGACAAGCAGGCATCGAAGCAGACCCACAGCTTGCACAGCAACAAGAAGAAAAAGACCGTCATCAATCAATCACTATTGACGACATTATGAATCTACCAAAAGTAAAGGAATGATAATCATTGGCTATTTCTCGTAACGCATTAACACAATTTAAAGAGTCATTCGGTACTGATACGTTTGACCTCATCAACGCTATTAAAAATAGTAGCCCCAAATTACAAGAGTATTATAAAGATTCTATTAACGCTGACAATATCGCAAAATTCGGTGCGGGCTTACAACATTCACAGACTTTACAAAATGAATTTGTAACAGCTTTAGTAGATCGTATTGCTTTCCATATTTTACGCCAAACTTTCCTAATGAACCCTTTAGCAAAGTTTAAAACAGGGGCTATGCCTTATGGCCGTAAAATCGAAGAATCATTTGTCGATATTACACGTGAACACGAATATGACCCAGAAGAAGCAGAAACAACGCTATTTAAGCGAACTATTCCTGACGTTAAAACACTATTCCATGAAATTAACCGTAAAGGTCGTTTTGACCAAACGATTCAGGAAGAAAGTTTACTAGCTGCGTTTACAAATGGCGCTCAATTTGATTCTTTCTTGTCTCAAATTATCAACTCTATCTACAACAGTTCAGAAGTTCAAGAATTCCTTTACATGAAACTGTTAATTGACAATTATTACTCTAAAGGATTGTTCAAAGTTGTTAAGGTTCCTACACTTGACACAGAAGCAAACCTTAAAAAATTCGTTGAAGCTACCCGCGAACATTCTCTCAACATGACTCTTTCATCTGGTTCAAGAGAATATAACGCTATGGGTGTTCATACTCGTACCAATCCATCTGACTTACACTTGATTATTTCTAACAAGTTGCGTGCGAAAATGGATGTCAACGTCCTAGCATCTGCATTTAACATGGATAAAACAGACTTCATGGGAAATGTTACATCTATCGACAAATTCGGCGTAGTAGACATTCAAGCTGTTCTTGTAGATTCAAACATTTTCATGATTTATGACCAAGTTCAAAAAATGGTTTCTACGTATAACCCTAAAGGGCTTTACTGGAACTACTTCTACCATATCTGGCAATTGATGAGTATGTCACGCTTTCATAATGCGGTTGCATTCGTATCTGGTGAAGTAGATGCCGTAACTCAGGTTATTGTAGACCCACCATTGTCAGAAGCTAAACAAGGTGCAACACTTAACTTCACTGCACTTGTTCGCACAACTGATGATAAGGAATATACGCCGGTATGGTCTGTAGAAGTTCCTCCAGGTGTTGAACTTGATGACGGTACAGAAATTAAACAAAACGGTGTTTTAACAATTGGTGCTAACCAAGAAGGACAAGTAACAGTTAAAGCTACAGTAACTTATAAAGATAGTGACGGCACAACAGACAAACAGCAGGTTGGACTTGGTGAAGTCATTATCGTCAAATCATTCCAAGCAGATGTTATGTCCTAATGGTTATCTTTAAAGGCGTAGCAGGTGAAAACATTCCTGCTGGTTCACTTGTTCGCCACATGTCATTAGATGGAAAACTCACAGTTACTATCGCTAGAGGTGAAAAGCCAGACTATTTCACTACTAGAAAATTAACAGAGGGTAAAGAAATTACTATCAATCTATTACAGCTTCCTTACTGGCGTGTAAAAACGAACGAAGATTTAGATGCAGGTCAAGCAGTAAAAACAGATTCAGACGGGTTTCTAATAAAAGGAACATCTTCTGACAATATGGGTTATGTACTAGAATCAAGTAAAAAAGGTTCTTACAATAATTATGTTATTGGTCAAGCAGTACAACCTGTAACCCTTAATGATGTGGAAGGAGTAGAAGGCACAGGGTATGAGTTAATGTCTTCTACTATTCCAGAAGAAGCTAGAACAGCACTAGAATTTTCTGATGTAGGTAGTAATTTGATAAAAGCTACCACACAAGCCAACGCTAGATCAGTTATAGGTGCGGGTACACCGTACACTTTACCTAAAGCGACAATAGATACGCTTGGCGGTATGAAAAAAGCAGGTTATGTAAATGCTATGCCTGCTAACGCTGATCTAGCAATGTGCGTAGACAGAGTGAATCAAATTTTAGCGGCGTTGAAATCGTCCGCCATCATGTAAAGCAGGTGTTTCAAAATGGCTATGCCACCACTTTCCGCAACAACATTTAAGTTGTTAGCTGATGTACCTTTTAAAAGTGATTACAAACACGTAAGACATTTTACTAGTAGATCGCAACAACTTGAATATTTTAATAGTAGACGTACGTTAGCTTCTGCGACAAACATCAATTTTACGCCTGTAGATGGCGGTGCTGTTTCTGTGAGAATAGATGAGCATATTGATAAAGTAAGAGAAGCAACATACATCTATTTTAAAAATGAATACAGTAATAAAATTTATTACTGTTTTGTAGAATCTTTAGAATATGAAAATGTATCAGTTACGAACATTATTTTTAAGTTAGACGTGTTCCAGACTTATTTCCTTGATTCTACTTTTAATGACACATTCGTAGTACGTGAACATTGTAAGTTATATGAGAACGGGCAACCTGTAGTAAATACACAGCCTGAAAATTTAAACTACGGTTCAGAATATGAAAATGTGTGGTCTTATGAGTACAAGCCTAAAGATGGCGTTAAGTGGATGGTGTTTATTACTAAAAACAGGATTGATAACAATTCTGATGACGATAAGGTGAAGGCTTCCATCATTGGAACGCCCCAGCCGTTATCGTATTATCTAGTACCATTCAGAGATGATAATTCAGCTTTTACTGTAAAAGATAAAGACAATGCAGGTGAAAACCTACCGTTAACCACAGCGATTACAGCATTAAATGAATTATATAAAACAGAAGATTATGTTAATAACGTTGTTAGTTGTTATGTTACAGAATACTTTGGTGTAGATTTTACAGTGTCCAAGCCTGCTCCTGATGCTATTGAAATGATTACCTTACCTGATACAGATAAGTATAAATTCAATGTAGTAGATATAGGACAGGGAACAACTGAAATTAGTGTCATTAATGTAGAACACATAGAAAGTTTTGATTACATCAACGAAGAAATAACAGATGATAAGTATTCTTTAGTGACAAAACCAGAAGAAAGTAAACTATTGATGTACCCATACACTGTATTAGTGGTAGATGATTTTAAAGGTAATAGGGCTGAATTTAAACTTGAATATATTAATAGTAAAAGACTAGAATTTCAGTTAAAAGGTAGCCTTGGGTTGTCTAACAAAACTAGCTTAGGAATAGTTGATTATAACAACGGCGGCGCATTCGATAGAATGAAATTATCTAACGAATACGCATTAATCAACAACAATCCAACGGATGTCCCTATCTTAAACGAATATCTAGCCAGTTACTTGCAAGGCAATAGAAATAGTATGATGAATCAGGCTGATAGTTTACTGTTTAACGGTCTTACAAATGCTCTATCAGGTGGAATGGCTACGGCGGCTAATATGGGTAGTCCAATGGGTTCACCTGTAGGTGCGGCACAGGGTGCAATTTCTACTATTCAAGGGTTAGGTAATACAGCTTTACAACTCAATGGTATGATGGCTAATTTAAAAGACATTAGCAACGTTCCGCCAAACTTAACCAAGCAAGGTTCTAATACAGCTTATGAAGTAGGCAACGGATATAACGGCATGATGTTCACTATTAAACAAGTAAAAGGTGAATATAAAAAGACGTTATCAGACTACTTTAAAATGTTTGGGTATAAGGTTAATGAAGTAAAGAAACCAAACATTAAAACACGCAAAAGTTGGAACTATGTAGAAACCAAAGAATGTAATTTACAGGCTTCTATCCCTAACGAATCTTTAGCAGAACTTAGAAATATTTTTAATAACGGCGTTACACTCTGGCACACAGATAATATACAAAACTATAGTTTAGGAAACGAGGTGGTATAAATGACCAGACGAAAGAAAGGTAAAAATTCATTTAAAAGCGTAAATGAAATTACCAGACAACGTGGTGTAGATTGGTTCACGCACTACAATAGATACTTAAAGAATATAGCTCTACAAATGTTTGAATGGAAAAACCTACCCGTTTCGGTTGATCCTCGCTATTTAGAAATGTCGTTACACGGGTACGGTTATGTATGCTTCGTAAAAGATAAAAATTTGGGTTATATCGTCAGTCAAGGTTCTATGTCTGGAACATTAAACCATTACCTGATGCCTACACATTTTCATGCTGTTTCTGGTAGATATCGTGGTACGTTTCCTATCTATAGATATTCAGATATTAAACCAGATAACGCTTGTGTAGTAGTAACTAACAATGACGTATTACAACCTACTTACCCGTCACTCAGAATGTTTGCACAAGAACTAGCAAATACTAAACAAATTAAAAGTGTTAACCTTAAAGCTCAAAAAACACCTGTTTTTATAGCTGTTAATGGTCAAATGGATAAGTTAACATGGCTTAACGTATTTGATGAATATGACGGTAATGCGCCTGCAATAATGGTGGACAAAAAACTTGATTTAAAAGCTATGGAAGTATTCAAGACAGACGCACCTTATGTAGTAGATAAAATTGATCTTGAATTTATGGCACTCTGGCGTGAAGTTATGATGTATCTTGGCTATAACACAGCTAACACAGAGAAAAAGGAAAGACTTAACACAGCAGAAGTTCATAGCAATAATGAACAAATAGAAGCCAGTGGTAATGTCATGTTAAAAGCTAGAAAAGAAGCGTGCGCCAATATTAATGAGTTATACGGGTTAGATGTAGATGTGGAAATACGTCAAGAAGTTTTTGATGATATGAAGTCTATTCTACAAAAAGAGGTGGGGAACAATGTCAAGTAGAACCACCGAATTAAGATGGCTTGTAGAAATGCATAGTCAACATATGAAAAATTTATCACAGGCTGAAAAAATAGAAATAGGTAGAAAGAAAATATTTAACTTTAAATATCCTTTTTTCAGTGAAACATACAGACCCGTCTTTGAAACTAATTTTCTAAGAACTTTCTATTTTAATGAAATAGGATTTGAAACAGAAGCGCAATTTTTCTTTCACCTTGAAACTTGGCTAAATGTAAATATGGGTTATTGGTCTAAGATGTTCGAGTCTGAATTAATAGAATTTGACCCACTTAAAAACGTTGACATTACTAGGGACTACAACAAAAAGAATAATAAAGAACAGGATGATATACGAAACACTGATAGTTCTTTAAATTCTCAAACTGATAGAACTAGTAATGTAAAAGGCGATAGTAGAAGCGATCAAACTAGCAGGCAAGTTGATAAGGCTTCTCAAACTGATGATGACTTTAATAGAAACATTGACAGTAAAATGCCTGATAATCGTCTTACATTAACAGCTAATGACGGTGAAGGAGCTTTACCTTATGCTTCTGAAATAAAAGAAAATACAGCTAACAAAAAACGTGGTTCTGATAGAACTAGCGACCTAACAGGTTCAGACATTGGTAAAACCGAAACTGATGCAGTAGGTAAAACTGATGCAAAAAGTACAGCTAACACCAAAGACACATTTAATAGTTCAATCAATAATGTAGAAGATTATATATTTCATGAATTTGGTAAAGCAGGTGCGGAAACTTATAGTGAAATGCTAGAAAAATACCGTAACACTTTACTAAGGATTGAACGCATGATCTTTGAAGAAATGAGAGAACTATTTCTACTAATTTACTAAAAGGAGTTTAAAGTAATGGATGACAAAAAACTATCACCAATTAACTACCAGACACCTTTACTAGACATCCAACCATATCCATACTACTTGCCTACAGCAAATGACGGTAGTTTGACCATGTTAGAAAAAGTGAATGCTATCATCTACCATCTACAATATATTGATGAAATTTTTAAAGATATTGTAGATAAGTGGAATGAACTAGTAAAATGGCTTGAAGACGGTATGAAAAAAATCGTTGAAGACATTCTCGCTAAATGGTTAGAAGACGGCACTATAGAAGAATTATTAAAAGGTGCTTTAAAAGACTACGTCACTAGAAAAGAATTAGAGCAAGAACTATCTGATTTAATGGATAAAATAACTAAACAAATCAATGAAGCTATTGACGCTTTATTCATCCGTGAATCTACTACTTACACGATTGGCGAAGGTGGGGACTATCCTACGTTAAATAAAGCCGTAGACGCTTTAAGTGAAAAAATTGTCGCCAACCGTGGTCAAATTACTTGGAAAATATTAAAAGACCATGAACTAAAAGAACAGGTATTTTTAGAAGGTTTAAACCTATCTTATGTAACTATCATTTCAGAAGATGAAAGAGTCAATGTAGATACTAGATATCTTACCCAAGATGTAGAAGTAAAAATCGACCCTGAATATACTGTTACACCTATATTCTACTGTAAGAATGGTTCATTACCTAACATTGGTACTATCTTTGATCTATGTAACTGTGGTGATAAGATCAACGCATGTGGTGCTCATCTTGATAACTCTGATGTTCGTATTCTATCAGGTGCGGGCTTCCTAAACGCTTCATACATTGGTGTATCTGCTGTTAACGGTTCATCTGTAGTTGCTCACGGTGGAACGGTAGATAATTCTGGTAATAGATCGCAAGTTGTAGAAGGTGGTTCTATTCCTACACGTGGTGACGGGTTCCGTATCTGGAACAGCACATTATCAGCAACATATGCTACAGCTAATAGATGTGGAGATGTAGGATTTAATATCTCACAGGGTAGTTCAGCCCAATTAAATTCAGCTACTGCAACCAATTGCGGACACCATAACATTCTTGTTACATCTGGCTCACAAGCATCTGCAAGACGTGGAGTGTTTGATGATGCTTTAGATGACTGTGTAACAGTGTATGCAGGCGGTGCGCTAGATGCTCGATATGCTTCTATGTTACGGGGTGGTGCTTCTGGTATTGTTGTTACCCGTGGTTCTTCTGCCAATATCGAATACGCTAAAACATCTGGAAAAAACGGTGGGATTTACGCTAACCGTGCTTCACAAGTTGACGCATACGGTGCAACCGCCAATGATTCAGGAACAAACGCTGTTACAGCAGGTAACGCTAGTACAGTTAACTTTATCTACGGAGAAGCCAAAAACGCCCAACAAGATGCATTACATTGTACACATGGTTCTACAATCAACGCACACCAAGCCGTTCTAACAAATGCAGGACGTAACGGAATTTTAGCTTATGCAGGTGATGTAATGGCAAATGAAGCTGATGTATCGGGTGCAAAAAACCACGGTGTAGAAGCTACTAGGGGTAGTAGAATAGTTCTAAATAGAGGTAAAGCTAATGACTGTGGTGTTAGAGGTGCTTTGGCTACACAATCTACTATTGACATGTCATATGTAGAAGCATTAAGAGCAGGACAAAGAGGGATGGAAGCGACCCAAGGCGGCTCTATTCTGGCTTACTCATCCAACACAACTGGTGCAACTGAATGGGGTTATGCTGTTTACAATGGTGCTAATATCTCATGTGTGGATGCTACTGGTTCTATGAACCGTGACCCTAATACACTAACAAGTAACGGTTATATTTTAAGATGACGATATCTAAAAATGCATACCTGAATATGGAAGAAATGACCATAAACGCATCATATATTATGGGTTATCTTTTACAAAAAGGATGGTCAAAAGAAGCCATAGCAGGTATGCTTGGCAATATGCAAAGTGAGAGTACCATAAACCCCGGTATTTGGCAAAGTTTGGATGAAGGAAATATGCGTTTAGGTTTTGGTTTAGTACAGTGGACACCTGCCACAAAATATATTAACTGGGCTAAAGCTAGAAATCTACCATATAGAGAAATGGATTCTAACCTAGAAAGAATACTTTATGAGGTTAAGAATAACATACAGTGGATTCATCCTTCAATGACATTCAAACAATTTACAAGACTTACTAATTCACCAGAAGAATGTGCGGAATTGTTTCTTAAACACTATGAAAGACCCGCTAACCCTAACCAACCAAACCGTGCTACACAAGCGAGATATTGGTATGACAGTTTAGAAGGTGAGGGAGTGTGTGTTCAATTAGCTCAATTCCCTATGAACTATCTCTATGTAACCCAAGGTGAGGACGGGGGTTTCTCTCACGGCGGCACATTGGCTATGGACTTTGTAGGTAAAAGTCATCATTACCCTTATTACGCCCCTTGTTATTGTGAGTGTATTGGTAGAAATGATGCTGAAGCTATACTTACTTACAAATCTATAGGGCAGGTAATGTGTGCAGACGGTAAAATGAGAGAAATTGTCTGGAGAAATATACATGATGATAACCTCATGTACAACGTAGGAGATAAATTACTCAAAGGACAAATAATGGGACACACTGGTAATAGTGGTAATAGTTCAGGTGAGCATTGGCATTTAGATGTTTGGGAAGGAACAGAATTTACAAGAACAAATCCACTACACATATATGACGTATTCGCTGTAAACAATGTAGAAATAGCTAACGGATTCGGTTATAAATGGAAAACAAGCAACTATGAAGATTGTGACAACGACGGCGGCGGTGGTGGAGATGATAAAAACAATAAAAATAACCTTATTCATCTACTATTATCGGGTGCACTAAATGGATGGGGGTAAAAAGGAAGATGCATATTATGTTTGAATGGTTAAATAGATTGGCGGCTAGTCAAGACGGTGTAATTGGAATTCAGTTGGGTATCATTCTAGTTGCTAATATACTAGATATGACGCTCGGTTGGGTTAACGCTAAATTTAATAAAGATGTAGAATTTAAATCAGGGATTGCGTTAAATGGTATTATTCAGAAAATGGGTAGATTTATAGTCATATGTCTATTTATTCCTATGACTGTTCTAGTGCCTTATGATGTTGGCATTCCTGCTTTAATAGCTTTTCTCACTGCTTATATTATAAGTGAATTTAACAGTATATTCAGTCATCTAGGTTTAACTAAAGACGGTAAAGAAGGTTCTAGCTTTATAGATTTTCTAACAACTATCACAAAAGGTGGGAACAAAAAATGAAAACGGTGGTTATTGATGCAGGACATGGCGGCAAGGACTCTGGTGCTTCGGCAGGTGGAGTTTACGAAAAAAATGTAGCTCTACAAATTGTAAAATTAATTAAAGATGAACTATTAAATTATGATGTTAAAACAGTATTTACTAGATTGTCAGATGTATACCCTTCTCTTTCTGAAAGATGTACCATTTCTAATGCTAATAAAGCTGATCTATTTCTAAGTGTTCATGTTAACTCTGCTTCAAACAAGGCGGCTAATGGGTATGAAACACTAGTATATCTAGGATTAAAAAACAGCAAACAAGGAAAAGTGTTCCATAAACATTTATCTACTGTTAATAAAGCATACGGTAAAAGTGATAGAGGAATTAAAGAACAAGACGTACAAGTTCTACGATCTACTAAAGCTCCTGCTGTATTAACAGAAAACCTGTTTGTATCAAACGAATATGATAGAAAACTATTAGTAGATGATAAATACCTACAATTAGTTGCTAAAGCTCACGTAGATGCTATCGTGGAATTTCTATCTCTAAAGAAAAAATCTAGTATTGAAAATTATAAAATTAAAACAGGTGATACATTATACAGTATCGCTAAAGATCATAAAACATCTGTAAATGCTATCCAAAAACGTAACAACATTAAAAATGCTTCTCTCATTAGAGCAGGAAAGGTATTGAAAATTAAAAGAGGTGAAAAGTAATGTCCGAACCGATTTACTGGAAGCCTGATAGACTACTATCTTATGACCGTGTTATGAACATGGTCATAGGTGGTCGTTCTATAGGTAAAACATACGGCATTAAAAAACAAATTATAAAAGAATATATAGAAAAAGGACATCAATTTATATACTTACGAAGATATAAAGGAGAATTAAAGAAAGTTGGTCAGTTCTTTGATGCTGTCTCTCAGGAGTTCCCTAACCATGAATTTAAAGTCAAAGGTAGAGAATTTTGGATTGATGGTAAAAAGGCAGGTTATGCAGTGCCTTTAAGTGCATGGCAAAGTGAAAAAGGTGTCGACTACCCAAACGTTAGAACTATCTTCTTTGATGAGTTTTTACGTGAGAAAGATAACAGTAGATATCTTGATAATGAAGTAAACGCCCTATTCAATATAGGTAGAACCGTGTTCCGTAATAGAAATAATGTTAGATATTTAATGGCTTCAAATGCTACTAGTATTGTCAATCCTTATTTCTTGACACTAGACATTGTTCCTGATCTTAAAAAAAGATTTAATGCATATCAAGATGTAGTTGTAGAAATACCTGACTCTAAAGAATTTACAGCGACCCAAGCAGAAACAAAATTTGCTAGTCTCATTAAAAACACAGACTATGGACAAATGGATTTAAACAACAAATTTATGAATGACTCATACACTTTCGTAGAAAAGAGAAGTAAGCACGCTAAATTCCTTTGCTCAATTGTTTTTGAAGGGTTCACGTTCGGTATCTGGGTTGACCCCGTTGCAGGTCGCTACTACATGAGTCAAGCGCATGACCCTAACACTAAGAAAGTATATGCACTAACTGATGAAGACCATAACGTAAATAGATTTTTGCTTGACAACTATAAAAACCATTTTGAACTATTTAAAACTGTTCAGGCGTTCAAACATTCTTATTTACGTTTCGATAGTATATTAGTTCGTAAAATTGGTTATGAAATGTTTAAAAAACTAAATGTATTCTAAAGAAAAAAGTCATTACCTCAAATAAGGTAGTGACTTTTGTAGTAATTGTGTGTATTGGTTATGATCTATAACACCGTGTAAGACCATAAACTCTAATACCATATTTAACTGGATATAATTCATACAAGGTTCTCCCCTCTCACAAATTTGAAATTGTCATAGTCGATAGAGCCTAATTGTGGATGGTGTCTATATTCCTCTTGACAAAATTCTATCTTCATAAGGTATGCGTCTATCTTCTGGACTCGTGACTTATATCCAAAGTAGGGATCTATAGTGCTGAATGTTCTTCCTTTCTTTGAGTATACCACATAAACATCAAACATTGCAGTATTTTTAACTAAATGTTCGTTATTGTGTTCACTAGCCCATTTTAAAGGGACGATATGTGAAAGATATTCGCCTACTACCCTTTGTTTTCCTGATATAACTTCTAGTGCGATAAGTTGATATTGTTTTTCATCTAATAATGTTTTCATTTTTGATACGCTCCTTTAGGTAATCTTTTTCTATTCTCATAAGACCAGTGTTGTCGTTGTGCTTCGATATATTCTATAACTTCTTTTACAGTCTCGAACTGCTGATACATTGTGTCTTCTAATATGTCCTTTGGTATCTTTATATTAAACCTATCATAGATATCTAATGCTTCATTGACGATTGGTGTTAACTGTGTAACTTCATCTATTGTTAGATTCTTTAGTGTTTCCTTGCGTTGTTCTATTTCACGGTTTAAGCGATTGATCTCGATATGTAGGCTCTGTGTTGCCATTGAAGGAACGGGTTTTTCTTCCCGTCCCTCGAAAGATGAAGCGATTCCTACTACCATGACTAGTACAATTATAGCGCAAAAGAATAGTGTTATCATGCGTTAGTCACCACTTTCATGTCGTTCATAAGAATGTCATATACTAACGGTTGATTCGCTTCTAAGTAGTTAAGAGCTTCAAACATGCTCTTGCAATGCTGATTAGTTAACACGTGCTTTTTACCTATTAACTTTTCTAGTTCTCCCTGTAACATGATGCCGATTTGTGATACATATTCATCTGTAAAATGGTCGAGGTAAGTATATTCATGAATGACATAATTCTCGTTCTCTCTGATAATGATATGTTTGTTGTTCATTAGTTTGTTCCCCTTTCAAATAACATAGTTTCGTTACCTTGTTCGTCATAGTAGTTAATTTGTGTTATTGTTGTACAACAACCCGAAGGTCTTATTACCTTCTCTTCTATGATGAATTTCATGTAGTCTAGTCCATTGTTCTTACTGATGCGGTTATTTGACTCACATAGTTGCATTGCTATTTCTCTTTGTTGTTGCAATGGTAATGTGACGAGAATCGAGTCCTTTCGAGTGTCAATAGCAAGCATTGTGTAATACTTTAATAGTTGTTCATTTGAGTTTGTCATAATTTGTTGTCTCCTTTGTGTTCTTATTTAACTTTCTATAACTAGTATAACACGGTATTGATAGTTTGTATATAGTTTGATAGAAAAAAGTAGCTAAATTAGCAATTTATTTTTACAGGAGAGAAGAATGGTATTTGGGGGAATTTTGGGGGTGCGGGAAATTTTTTACCTTTACATT